GCACGAACTACAGGCGCCGGTCTGCAAGCCGCGACGCCCGCCGGGGCTATCGCCATACGCGGCCGGCAAGTGGCGCTACCTCGTCGGCAAACTGATGGAGCTTCGGATATTGGCGGAGATCGATGGCGACGCGCTCGCGCGCTACTGCCGGGAACTCGCGCGCTATCGTGACCTCGAGATCGCATACGACCGGCACGCGGCCGCAATGGCACGCACGCCGGTGGCCGATCGTTGGCACGACGAAAAGCTGATTGCGTTGATACATAAATCATCGACCCGGTGCGATCAGCTAGGCGGGCGCTTCGGGCTATCGCCAGCCGACCGGACCAAAATCCAAGCCGAGAAGCCGCCGCCCGAGAAGAAGAAGAAAGCGCGGCCGGCCGGTAAAGCGCGGCTATCTATGCTCGACGGCAAGGTGTCGAAGGTGTCAGGAAATGATTGACACCCGTCAATATTTGAACGGTTACGACGCGGGCCGCGATGCCGAGGGCTACTACTTCGACCCCGCGCGCGCCGAAGACGCCATCGACTGGATCGAGGACCATTGCACGCACGTGAAGGGGTCGCTAGGCGGCGAGCCGCTGTACCTAGAGCCGTGGCAGCAGGCGCTCGTCGGCACGCTCTTCGGGTGGTATAGCAAAAAAACGCACTTGCGCCGTTATCGCGAGGTGCTGCTTTACATCCCGAGAAAAAACGGCAAGACACCGCTCGCGTCTGCGATCGGACTCTATGTGATGGACACCGACGGCGAGCCAGGATTCGAGGCGATCAGCGCGGCCGGCACCGCCGACCAGGCCAGCCTCATATATGATTGGATATGCGGAATGATTCGCAACGACGAGCACTTGAATAGCCGCTATCGAATCTACAAGACGCCGAAATACATCGTGCCAAATTTTGATCAATCGAGCCGCTACAAGGTGCTGAGTGCGGACGCCGGCAGCAAGCACGGAGGCAACGTAAATCTTGCACTTTTCGACGAACTGCATACGCAGCCTAACCGTGAGCTATTCGACGTGATTGCGACATCTACGGCGGCGCGCCGCCAGCCGCTTTTTATCAGCCTGACAACTGCCGACACCTTGCGCGAAAATTCTATCTGCAACGAGAAGCTGGCCTATGCAAAAGCAGTAATCGCCGGCACTATCGAAGACCCAACCTTTCTCCCGGCAATATTCGCCGCGCCGCCAAAGGCAAATTGGCGATCGCTCAAAACATGGCAAAAGGCTAACCCTAACTTCGGCGTTAGCCTACAACCGGAATACGTCAAAAAAGAAATTGCGAAGTGCGAGGTAACGCCGTCGCTGATCCCGAATCTGAAGCGCTTTCACTTGAACATTCAGACCGGCGCCGCTGATAATTGGCTGCGGATGGAAGATTGGAAAGAATGCCCGAAAACTCGCGAGTTTGCCGGGCCGATATTCGGCGGGCTCGACCTGGCGCAGACTGATGACATTACCGCTTTCGTTATGTATTGGCCGGACACCGGCGCCGTCGATTGCAAGTTTTATTTGCCGGAGGAGACAGCCAGCCTACCGAGCCGGCGCCACTATCAGCCCTGGATAGAGTCGGGCGCGCTGACGATCACCGAAGGGAGTGTGACCGACTACCTGCAAGTACGGGAGGACATAGTGCGGGCGCACGATGAATGGCAACTGTCAGCGCTCGGATACGATCCGTATAACGCAAACGAGATCGCTACCGCGCTGTATAATGATCACGGCGTGCCGACCGTCAACGTCGGATTTACGATGCGCAACGTATCGGAAGCATCGAAGAAAATAGAGGCACAAGTGCGGCGCCGAAAGTTGCAGCACGGGCACAACCCTGTGCTGAATTGGATGGCCGGCAATTGTTGCGTGCGCACCGATTTTGGCGGAAACATTCAGCCAAGCAAAAAGTATTCAGCCGGCAAGATTGACGGCATCGCTGCACTAGTGACCGCGCAGGCGGTCGCAATCAATCAGCCAGACGTGCGAAGTGTGTACGAAGAGCGAGGAATTATCTCAATATGATGCAGAAAATTACAGCTATACTTGCGTTTCTTGCAATATTTGGCGGCGTTGCGCATATTTACGGCGGGGCCGTCGCGGCAATAGTCGCCGGGGCGCTGATTTGGGTGGATTTAACGCTTGAGGGTATGAATAGCCGAAATGGTGATTAGTAGACTGTTTACACGCGCGAGCCTCGAGAATCCGAGCGTTTCGCTGGCCGATTGGGACGACGAAACCCTGACCGCATCGACCGGCGACAAGGTGACGCACGCGTCAGCACTAAGACTGCCGCCATTCTTTCGCGCGCTCGACCTGATAAGCGGCGACATCGCCAAGCTCCCGCTGAACGTATATGCGCGATCCGGTGACGGCAAAGTGCGCGCCACCGGTCACCAAGCGTACAATCTGCTCCGCTACAAAACCAACGCAGATCAGACCGCGTTCGCGTTCAAACGCGCTTTGGCTTATCAGGCGCTACTCGGCAACGCCTACGCGCTGATAGAGCGCAGCGATACCGGGCGCGTTCAGTCGCTGATGATACTCGACGCCAAGCGCACGCACCCGGTGCGAATGGGCGGCGAGCTATGGTATGTATACGAGACGGACAACGGCGCGCGAATGAAATTTGAGCGTTCCGAGATTCTGCACATTCGCGGCCTGTCATGGGATGGCGTCACCGGGCACAATACCCTCGACGTGATGAGGGAGACGCTCGGCGCCGGGCTGGCGGCGCGGAAGTATGGCAGCAAATACTTCAACAACAACGGCCGGCCGTCGATGATCCTGGAGCACCCGGGCAGCTTTCGCAACAAAGACATCGCCGACCGGCTCCGCAAGGATTGGGACCGAATTCACAAGGGATTAGACAACGCGCACCGCGTCGCCATCCTCGAAGAGGGAATGAAGGCGCGGCCGATCACCGGCAGCGCGAAAGATTCCATGCTCATTGAGGCCAGCGAATTTTCGCTGATCGAGGTCGCTAACTTTTTTGGCATACCGCCGCACAAGCTCGGCCATACCGCGCGCACGTCTTACAGTTCGCTTGAGCAGGAGAACCAAGCATACCTTGACCAGTGCCTGGATCATTGGCTTGTGCAGATCGAGCAGGAGGCTCGGGACAAGTTGCTGACCGAGCGACAGAAGGCAACCGATAGCCATGTGATCGAATTTAACCGCGAGGCACTGATCTCAGCCGACATGGCAAGCAAGGCCGACTTTTTCCGCACCGCGCTCGGGGGCGCGCCTTGGATGACGATCAACGAGGTCCGCAGCAAACTCAACATGGCCGGATTCGATGACATCGGCACCGAATTGATCTTACCGTCCAACAATTTTCAGCAGGCGCTAGACGTGCCGCTCGAAAACGAAGAACCGTCGCCGGCGCCCGACGAAACGGCGCCGAGCGAAGACGACGACAACCGCGCGCAACTAGTCGCCAGCGCGGAAGCAATGCGCGCGCAAGTCGTCGCCAGGATGACTCGGCGCGTGGCTGGCGACGCGCGGCGGGCAGCGAAAGACCGCGCCAAGTTTGCCGCATGGCTCGACGAGTTCGCGGCAAATCATCGCGCGGTGATCGTGGAGGCGCTATCACCTATATGCGGCATGTTGCAGGCGCTCGGCATCGATACCGACACCGACACCGAGGCCGAGGCGATCTTCGGGCGCTTCGCCGTGCTGGCCGCGCAACTGGATGAGCCGGGCGACATAACCGAACGCGTCGGCAGCTACCTACACGACCTGGAGAATATGCAATGAGCATAGAGCGACGATTCACGGCAGCCTGCGAGCTGCGCAACGCCGACGACGACGAGCAGAAAACGATCACCGGATATGCGGCAGTCTATCACCGTGCCGACGACGACGGCACAGAGTACAGCCTCGGCGCGGGCATCGTCGAGCATATCATGCCCGGCGCGTTTGACGATGCCATCGGGCGCGATGATGTCCGCGCCTTATTTAACCACGACCCTGACCACGTGCTAGGGCGCAACAAAGCGGGCACGCTCAGACTCACAGCCGACGCACGCGGGCTCCGCTATGAGGTCGACATGCCAGACACGCAGCTCGCCCGCGATCTGCGCGAGTCTATCCGGCGCGGCGACATTTCGGGCAGCTCATTCGCGTTCACCATCCCGGACGGTGGCCAAGAATGGCGCGAAGACGGCGACCGCGTTATCCGCGAGATTCGCGCGGTGACCCTGCACGATGTCGGGCCCGTGACATACCCCGCGTATGAGAGCAGCACCACGCACGCACGCGCGTGTTACACTAAATGGTGCGAGGATCGCAACGCCGAGCGCGCGACCTACAAGGGCGAAGAGATCGACACGACGCCGACCGACGCGATGGTCGAAGAAGCCGAGCGCGGCCTGGCTTGGCGTGCTGAGTACGGGCGCGGCGGCACCGAGGTTGGCGTTGCGCGTGCGCGCGACATCGCTGGCCGACGGAACCTGAGCATTGACACTGTGCAGCGCATGGCCAGCTATTTCGCCCGCCACGAAGTGGACAAGGACGCCGAAGGATTCGAGGCCGGCGAAGATGGCTACCCGAGCGCGGGGCGCATCGCGTGGGCGCTGTGGGGCGGCGATGCGGGCGCGGCTTTCGCGCGTCGCGTGATGGCCAGCGTCGCGGCTATCGATGAGCGCAGCGAGGCGCCAGCACCCGAGCCGGAACCGGAGCCGGCGCCAGGCATCCCGGCCGATGTCATCATCGCGACCGCGCGACTGCGCGAGATCGACGCGGCCGAATAGGGCGCGCAAAAAAAAATCGACTTTCTCGCCTTTATTGGCTTGCAATACTACGTTTCGGGCGTATCTTTACCCCATGATGAACGCAGAAACAACCAACAAGGAG